ACAACTCCTGCTCCTCAACGTCGTACAATCCCCAATCCAAGTTCGAGGAATTAAACGAAGCCGTCTCAATGTCCTTCTGCGTCAGCTCGGCCTTGACCTCCACCCACTCCCGCTCGCCAATCTTGTTCTCTTCCGGAGGAAGTTGGTTCTCGACTTCGGGCTCCTGGCCGGACCGTGGGTCACGATTGCGGCCAAGTTCGACGAGCAGCGTGTCGCCATCCACCTCGTGGTCCTCGGGTAGCGGACCCCAGCCCGCGGCCTCACGTGCTTCGTCGACAGTAACCGCGTCCCCGGCGGCACCGACACGCTGCCTGGCAACGCTGGCCTGCTTCGCCGGTCGATCTGCGCCACGCAGTTCAAACTGGATCGTCCAGTCGTCGACATCGAGCGCCGTCTGATGAATGATGTTGTAGAGCCGGGACTCGAACTTCGCCTGCTCCGGCGCAATGACGTCCTCGGCAAATTCACGGACCTGCTCTTTGGAGTTCGACCGGTTCGACGTGTCAGTAACGTTGATCAGGATTGGCGGCACTTCATGCACTTTGCTTATTTCGTGCTCGTTCCGCTCCCGGAACTGCTGGAACTCCATGTCGAGGTCGTCGCGAGACCCAATCGGGACGAGTTCAATCTCGACGTCGGAGCCGTCTTCCGTCTCCAGCGGGTTCTCATTCTCCGTCTGGAACTCGTCCACTTGCAAAATGGCCGTCCGGTACCGGCTCCCCTTCAGGTTGTCCATCAGGTTGCGGAGATCCTCCTTCGAATCCTCGGTAAGCGTTCCGCCCGTGACCTTGACGGCGTAGTACGGAATCCCCAGGTTCTCGAAGATGTCGTGGTTCCACTCCTTCGCGGCCTGGTCGGCCCCCATCGTCTGCATGGCGGCTACCCAGTCGGGAACACCATAGTAGAGCGCCAGCGGTGATGGGTTGGGCACCCAAATGAGTTCGTTCGCCGGCTCGTTCTTCAGCTCGTCGACGCTCGCCGCGACCGCGCCGGTTTCCTTGTCGATGAACGTTTTGTCGTCGCCGTACCGGTCGCCGGCCTCGCCGAAGTAGCGATGGCGGCCCTCACGGATTTGGACGTACCCATGGCCACGATTGATTTCTCCATCGTCTGTCTCGGTCTTTCGAACGCGAACGGTCGTCGCTGGGACGTGCGCGAGCCCTATCGGCGTACCGTCGCCTTCGACGAGAATCTCGAGGGCGGCCCACCCAATGCCGTGGTAGTCCTGGCGGCTGAGCTCAAGCACCTCCTCCGGGGTCGCTGCGGCGGTGCCTTCTGGCCCAATCTGCCAGCGAGAGTTCGCCCCATACCAGAAGTCGCGGATTGTCTCTCGCTGCTCGTCGCTTGGGTCCTCGACGCCCGGGTGCTGTATGATGTCGAACCCATACCCGACCTCGTACCGGGCTTTCTTCCGAATGCACGCCTGGTGCGTCTCGTTTATTTCTTGAAAAGCTGCTAACGTCTCGGGATTGTACGGCGGCTGAATCCCACGCCCGATGTCCGTAGCGATGTGACGCTCCTCAAGCTGTGTGGTCTCCTCGGCCTTACTCATGGCCGACGTATTGCCCAGCGTATCAACTGACAGCCTGACTTCCTCCGACTCACCATCTGAACTATCGTCTGTCATGATTATAGAAAGCTGACTCCCGCGGAATCGTCATCGTCGTTCTCCCCGGTGTCCTCGTCGACTGTATCCCGGAGTTTGTCGACTGCGTCGGTGCTCCCCTTGATGCCGTGCTTCGTTCGCGTATTCCTATCAGTCATGAATCTGGGTTAGAGGAAACTCACGCCACTCGACCCGCCATCCTCGTCATCGTCCTCGGCGTCAAGAGCGCCCATCGACTCCAGGCGACGGATACCCTGCTCGGCCATGTACCACGACGCAATCAAGTCCGGCGTGTGGCCCTGCAGGCGACCACTCGAGAGCTCGAGGGACTGCATCGCCTGGATAAACGCCTCGGTCGGCTGGTGGCCGCGGTGGAACAGCAGCGACCCGTTCTCGACGAGCGTTCGCAGCCGGGGGATACCGTTCTCCCAGGAATGCTTCTTCCCCGTCGTCGGGATGCCCGTCACTTTCGCACGTAACTGCGCGTCGAACTCGATGGCGTCCTCGACGACGTACCCCTGCATTCCGTTACTCTCGATCACCACGATAGCCGGGTCGAACCGGCGGTCGTACTCTGCCAGCAGCGCCTTCACCTGACTCGGCTGCATCCCCGCCTCGGCGTGCGCGTCAAGCAACCGCCGACGACCGTCCCGCTGGATGTGCCACGCCGTGAACGCAGCGTCGTCGCCAGTGGGACTGTTCGCCGGGTCGTGTGCGACTACCACGGCCTCTCCGGGCCCGGCAGTGTACTCCTCATTTGGGGACTGATTCCGGATCGAACACCCTCCGTCTTTGGCGAGTTGGCGGACGTCCGCCGCCTTGATGAGGTTTCCGCTGGCACCCCGGATGACGAGGGCGTACTCCCGCCAGAAGCGGTGGTCCGCCATCTTCGAGCGCTTGTCTGCGAGCCACTCCGGCCCCCTGGCTTCCGGCCACAAGATTTGGAGGGTGTCGCTTGGGTCCCAGGGGTTCTGGACGCCCGTGTAGAGGCTGGGGTCGGGACGGCGCGCGTCAGCGTCCGCATCCTCGCCGAAGTGTTGGTCCCAGACGTCGAGAATGGCGGGGTACTCGTCGACGGTGTACCCGTCGAGCGTGCGGAAGTGCGCGTAGATGTCGTCCGGGCGTTTCCGCGTGCCGATGACGACCGTGCGGCCGTTGTCCTTGACCATCGGCACGGTGACCGCCTCGATCCAGTCGAGGACGTCGTCGGTCGACCCGTCGCCTTTCTCCTTGATGATGTCGTCGAGGATCAGAAGGTGGGCGCGGTCACCCTCAATGCCGCCGTCGAGCCAGCCCGCGTTCAGAATTGACCCGTTCGAGAACTCCTTCGCCTCGATGGTGTCTTTCTTCCGTGGGCCGTTCAGGTTCGTCAGCCACGGGTTCCGCTCGACCATCTTCCAGAACTCGGTGTCGGCCTTCTTCTGCACTGACCCCTGGTTGTTCATCGCCCAAATACCCCGAAACCCGTCCTTGTACTCGAGACACCCGATCAGGTACGTCAGCGTGATCGTCGTCTTCAGGCCGTCCCGGTGGCAGAGCAAAACGCGGTCGCCGGCGTCGAACTTCTCGAGCCAGCGCTCGTGGTGGTCGCCGAGGAGGTGGTAGTCGTCGTCCTCCATCTCCTCAGCCATGTAGTTCCGCGTCAGCTCGTTCGCGAAGTCGATCCAGGACGCCGGCCCGTCGAAGGGGTTGAGCGTCCGTCGTTTCGCCTCCGCAGCTGCGCCCGTCGCGACGTCCGCTAGGACATCCTCGTCAGCACTACTCACCGGCATCACGCTCCTGGAGTCCGCGGATGACGTCGAGCGCGGCCTCGCGCTCCTCGCCACCAAGTTCGTGCGTCGTCGTCTGGCTCACGTCCGCGTCAAGTTCGACCTGGTCGGCGGGCGTCGCGACCACGCCGAACTCCGAAAGCAACTGGCGACCCTCCCGCACCATCGCCGGGTCGCTCATCGACTCCCCGCGCACGATCAACTGCGTCGCCACCAACGACAGAATCTCCATGGCCTCGGCGTCGTCGTCGAGCGCGCCCGCCATCTCGTCGTAGACGTCGCGCTGGCGCTCCGAGAGCTTCGACTTGAAGTACTTTGACGTCCGACCGTGACTGAAGTTCGGGTGATCCGCGCCCTTCTTTGACGCGCCGCCGTGCGAGTAACACTTCCCGTGCTCGCCGGTCGCCGGCTGCTTGCAGCGCTCCCCGGTCGTCGACGCCGTCGCTTCGCACTGGCCGTGCTCGCCGTACTCGCGGTCAGTGTCAGTCATCTCGAATCACCTCCAACTCCCGCGCCATGGGGTACCTGGGCATCTGGGGTGGGACATGGGGTCATCGGCGGGGAGAACTCCGGGACGGACCGCGGGGGCTGCGGCGCCGTGGGCCGGACGGCGTCCGCGGGGTGTCGAGGTCGCGGTCGTGCTCGCCGGCGAGGTGGCAGCGCATGCAGCGCTTTCGCCGGTTGTTCGGGTGGCCGTTCTGTGGGTCGCCGTCGTTGTGGTGGACGTCGGCGCGCTCTGTGTCGTTGTACGCGCGGCCGCAGCTGGGGCAGCGCTGGCCGGCGCGTTCGGTCCAGGTGCGTTCGCGGTCGGCGTCCCTCGTCATGGTTAGTGCTGGGTGAGGAGTTCCATTGTGCAGTTGGGGCAGAGTGT